CAACTTGCGTATTGGCGAAGTGGTGTTCTAACTCCTGCCATGATGGGAGTTGGGATGTTGATTTTGTGTTTGGAGATTGCGTCATAATACTTTTTAACGTACTCTAAACGGGTTTCTTTTGGATACTTGGAAAAAATAGTTGCCGCAATCAGCATATACATGAACTGGGGAGTTTCATAAACCGCACCACTACTTCTATCCTGTACAAGGTACTTATCAACAACTTGCCTAAGTCCAGCATAGGTGAACAGATAGTCACGACCATGATCAATAAATGACTGAAGTTTTTCAAACTCTTCAGCATCATACATAGAAAGAATCTCTGCATCATAAACACCCAGTTCTACACATTTTTGAATATGTTGTAGAACAGTTGGACATTCATATATTCCACCAAACAACTGTTTGCGGACAGCAAAAAGAAGCAAGCGAGCAGCAACAAATTGATAATTTGGATGTTCAAGATCAATCAAATCTGAAGCAGAACGAATCAAAATCTCTTGAATCTCTGCTGTCGTGATTCCATCATAAAACTGAATTCCAGATTGCATCTCAACTTGAGACGCAGATACACCAGCAAGATCTTTACATGCCTCTTCTACCATGATATGGAGTTTATTCAGATCCAGATTTTCAGTATTTCCAGATCGTTTTACTACCTTAGTCCCGTTGCTCATACTTTTTTCCATTCGTTGAGTTTGATCTTTGCTTCTAAGCCTTTATATGTATTTAATTTTAACACATCCATAACAGAAAGTCCAGCGAGCACCATATCATTGATATCCTTTTGCTGAATTGCCTTCGGCCAAATTACAATTTTTTCTCCATTACTGATGCATTTTTCGTATCTGCGAACGATTTCTTTGTTGCGGGGCTCGTTGTCGTAAATAAATGTGCGATTAGGGAAGTGTAAGCAGTCAAGTATAATATCAGCACCACACATTGCCAACGAATTGGGTATAAATTCTGAATCAAATGGTCCTTCAGTAACATAAACTTCTTCATTTTCATTTACCATATCCAAACCATAAATTTTTGGTTGTTCCTCATCTAACATGATGGTAATATATTTAACCTTGCTAGGAAGAAGAGATCTTCCCTGAAAAGCAAACATACTCCCATCCTTTTTCCGAAGAGGAATAATAATTCTTGGTTCATCATTTGTGATATTAGGAAATGTCTCAATTTGACTATTAGTCCATTCCTTAAATTTTTCAGCATAAAAAAACCTATCAGGATCTAATTTACGATCCCTTAGATACTTTTTTGAGAGTTCATTCTCCGATGCTTTTGGAAGATCAATTTTCTTTACAAATACTGGTGCTTTGAATTCAAACTTTGGTTCTTCAACTACAAAGTTCTTACCAGTAAAACCATCCTTAAACTTTTCAAGAGTATATTGTTTATGAAGAGTTGTATCTAATTTCTTGATAAAGTTATTAAACGATAAACTAGCTCCACAATTATGGCACTTGAAGTTGGTATTATTCTTCAAGGCATAAAGATAGCCACGTGTCTTATTTTTATTCTTTTGGGAATCCCCACAAATCGGACATCTAAAATTATAAAGTCCAGTTTTTACTTGTTTAAATTTTTCAAGCCTTGATGATAAAAGTCCAATATACTTGGCGTCAATTAGATCCATTCTGCGGAGCAACCATGGTATGCTCCATTTTAACCTGAGGATTGTTCTGTGTCAAGGCATTATCCAAAAAACTTCCAAAAAAACTTGAGGCGGTGGCAAGGAGGACTCCCATTCCCACAACCATCCATTTAAATTTTTTAACGTCTTCTACTTTAGCCTCAAGATTTTCAATTCTTTCACTAGTTCTTTCATAATGTTTTTCATTATCTTTCTTACGCTCTTCAACAAGCTTAAACAAAACATCATTAGTTTTTATTGTCTGCTCAATTCTTTCGTCATGCACTGCCAACATTTTAACTACATTTGAACTTACTTCACTTAACTTATCAATAGCATCGTCTAAACGATTTACAATATTAGAAAATTCGGTAAATTTTTGTTCCAGTACCGCCAATTTTACTTCGTCTGCCATTGGTTTGGTGGGGTAGTGGTGCAGATTTGATAATCTTTAACTATTTAGATTTTTTCAAATAATCTAACCAAGTTTTACGAGAATTTACTCCACCCGTCGCATATTTTTTTCTCATCATTTTATTCATTACTGGATCAAATCCTGCGGCAGGTCCTTTTGAGTCGGCAGATCCACTAAATCCTCCACTAGTGCCTGGAGCATTAGCAACCTCTTCTCTAAGGTTACGAATAATTGAAATAATTTTATCTATATCCATTAGATTAATTCCAACATAGAAAGACACTTATCATCTTGTCCAATGCTATTAATTTCAGTTTTTGGATATTCTGGAAGACGATTCAAGAATACCAAAAAACTTTTAATCACTGGCCAAAGATCTCTATCCAAGTTATAAAATAACAAAGGAACTGCAGCATCATTAAAGACATTAAAAAGAATGGTAAGGTGATTTAATACCAAATGAGTTTTAAGAACTCCGGTATTCTTATACCTTTTTAACAATCTTTTGATGTATTTAATTCTTTTCAAATCATCCTCAAAATCTTCTTTCGTAAGAGCTTGAGGATTATCGTAGAATTTTATAGCAAATAACATGTAGTTATTTTCGTTCAACTCATCAAATCTCATGTGATGCTTTATCTAGCTGTTAATGTAGATGTACCAATACCAACTGAACCAGTGGTTCCTGCACCACCAACATTACGGAGAAGAACATCTCCAAATTGTGAAGTGAATGAACTGATTACTCCAACACCATTTGAACCATCGGTAATCACACCGACAAATCCACGTGAGAGATCAATTTTTAATTTTGTACCATTAGTTCTTGTGCTGTATGTAACAAGAAGTCCTTGCGTAATTGTCGATGCAATTGTACTTGCTGATCCAATTTGAACAGTGGTAGTTCCAACAGCAACAATAGGAACGTTTGTAAGTTTGCCTGCTACGGTAAGGGAACTTCCAACAGAAACACCTGCTACCGAGTCAACAAAGATATTAGTTCCACCAATCGCAACAGTTTGTCCTGTTGTGGTTAATGTTGTTGAGATTGCAACTTGTGCAGTCAGAACTGAACTTGGAGCAGTAAAGCCAAATGCTACTCTATTTGTAATTTGCCCGTTGAAATTTGTATATACATTTGGAGAACCGTGGGTAGCTGCTGCTCCTGCCCAAGCATATTGAGTACTACCATTTGATGCAGCATATCCAACAATTGGAGTTGATTCGTTAGCATCATTTGCATCAAATGTACGAATAAGAACGGTTGATCCAGCACCAGCAAAAACAAGCTCATTGAATACTACATGAACATATGCAGTTGTTCCAGCAGCAACAAAGTTTGTTCCACCACCACCAACAGAAATTGGCGAAGCTAAGTTAGGATCTTCGAAGAAAACTGCAACTGGACCAGCAGTTCCAATACCAGTGGTTCCGCCAGTAGCACCAGTGCTATTTAATCCAACAACTGGAACTAAAACTTCGTCAAAATAACGAGTAGAAATTCCAGAATTTACTGTAGTTTTATATCTTCTCTGAATCCAACCACGAACATCCGCAAAAGTATTCCAAGGACTTCTGTTACGATCGGTCTCAGATTGGAATTTTGGAATTGCGTAATTGTTTGCCGCTGTCTCAGATGCTGTTGAAATGCCCCAGAGAGCCATGTGCGTTACCTATGATTCTTTTCTATTGATATTTATAAAAAAAGGAGATCCAGTTTTTGAATCTCCTTTATATTTTTTTAGAGTTAAAAACTCAGGGAGTTAAATCTTTAGCACCCTTTGCTTTCAATTGTCCTTGGACTTGCAGAATAATGAGTGAAAGTAAACCGTTTGCTTTGATTCTTGGGCTTGCTCCAAGTGTTTCAGAAATTGCAAATAATACAGTTGCGATAAGTGCTTGGTTAGCAGATGCCCAAGCTAAAAGTGCTGCTAATGACATAATAGCCTCGTGTGAAGGATCCTATCTTATTTATCAATCTAACTTATATTGAGGATCATCCCATCCAGAATGTGTTGGTTTTTTATTAACTTTTTTTGGTTTTGGTTCCAATGCTCTCTTTTCTTGATCTCTTTTGTATGCTGCAGAGCCTACAATTGCTTTAGCACCATGCTTCTTTACAATATTTTTTTTTACTTCAGCCATAGCATCATCATTAGATGATTCACCAACAACCATTACATTTTTAAGTCCCATAGAACGCAAAGTATTTTTTACTTTTTGATCCTTACCATATTTTCCTCTTGGATCATCTTTATTAATTTTTTTTACATCATCAGTTTCGTAAGTATCCATTTTATCAAATGATCCTTCTTTAGAATCCTTTTTGATTGCAATTACGGGCATTCCCATTTCATCAAGTTGAACTTCTTCTTTAGCAACATGTGCAGGAAGTCCTTTATGCTCTGTAGAAGCAAACTTTTTTGCTTCCTTTGAACTCATTCCAGATGCTGCTTTTGCAACTTCAGGACTTGCTGGTTTTGCTCCTTTTTTAGCAGCATAAACCATTCCCATAAATTTCTGTTGAGCAGTACTTACTGACTTTTCAGAAATAAACTCTTCATTTTGCATTCCACCTGCAGGTTCAATTGTAGGATATAAGGTAACTACTGCTTTTCCTTTTCTTCCCCTTTTTACATAATTATTAGTTCCTTCCCCAGTAATTTCTACTTCATTCTGATCTACTGTAGGGGCAGTTTTTTCAAGAATATTATATTCTTCCTTGTTTATTGCCTTACCACGAACATCTCTACGATGAAGAAGATACTTATCTGTCTTGGTATTCTTCTTACCATCATTATTAATATCAGAATCTTCTTTACCGACTGGATCTAATCCTTTACCAGCCTTTGCTCTTGCAGTTTGCTCACCTTTATTTTTTTCACCTTCGTATGGCTCACCATATCCAGTCATCTCTACTGATTCAATATTTGGATTTGCTCTCAGTTCATTAATTTTTGAACGAGTAGCATATCTTACATAAGATTTGCCAGAATTTTTATCAGTAACTCTTATTTTATATTTCCCTACACCCGCTTGACTATCAACTCTTCCAATTTCTTTTTTTACATAACCTTTTTTAAGTTCTTCAAGATATTCTTCATCAATTGTGGTTTCTTTTTTTTCAACAAATACTTTAAACATTGCGGTTGCAACATTATCAGCAACCATTTCATTAATTACATACTCTTCGCTGAGTTTTGATTTTACTGCTGCTCTTTCGGCACCACTCATAGAAGTGTTCTGCATATATTGCGAAAATGCCTGCATTACAGGAATCTCTTCTCTTCTTGCTCTATAACGAATATCATATACTGCCTGACGAATTCTTTTTTCTCCGCCACCAGCATCATTACCACCACCTTTTTCTTCCTTACCTTTTTCTGCTCTTGGAGCTGCGGCTGGGATATCCTTTCTTGAAGGAAGATCTTCAAAAATTCGAGTACTCATTTTAGATTCTAACGCTTACTTTTTTCTATACTTATTTATGAAATCAATACCGTAAGCTTTTCCATTCTTTTGCAAGTTTTCTTTTCCAGTTCCAAGTGCTCCTGGAGTCATTTTTGCAACATAATCAAAATACCCTTTCGTGCCAACTAATGTGTTTGGTTTTCCAGGTTCTCTCATTGGACTGTCCATTTTAACTTCAGTATATTCTCTGACATCTTTAATCCAAGATTTAAACATCTCCTCATCTTCAGTAACACAAATCAAATGATTTGCACCTCTTCTTATAATTGTTCCAATCATTCCATTTACAATACTTTCAACAATATCACCTTCTTTAAATATTTCTCCAGCAATATATTTTTCCCTCAATTCACTCTCAGCAATTGGAGGAGCATTTATTGCTGTTGGTGCCGATAAAAGTTTTTCTTTTGGAGTTTGTCCAGGATCTTTTCCTTGTATCTGTCTCTTATTATAAAAAACTAATTTTCCTTGTACATTTTTTGCTACAAATTCTCCAGATTTATCATGATATCCACCATGACCGTCCGTCTTCAATCCCATTCGGGTTGCTTGCTGAACAGCCTTGGAAAATGTTGCTTCTAAGAAGTGTGAAAATGATTTCATTATTGTGTATTTTTCTTTTTAAGAATTTCAGATGTTATTGCCTTTTCGTTCGCAATAAAGTATTGTAAAACAATTTTCCTAATCTTAATATATTTATTCTTTATTGGAACTTGTTTTATTAACTTAATCTTATCTTCAATTGTACAGTACACATAGGTAATAAATTCATTAAAGATATCCTTTGAGTTTCTTACTTTTTCAGGAAATTTAGAAACCAATTCTTCTATAAATTTTTTCATTTCTTTATCCATTATCTTAAGGGGGGTAATATAATTGAAGATCCCAATTCTTTTTTTGGTTTTGCTTGAACTCTTAATCCAGGAAATCTATACATATTTCTAATTTCTTTTCTACTAGTAATTTGAAAGTATGGATAATAATCATCAGAAATTTCATTTTCAGTTTGAATAATATTATCAACATTTATAGTTAAAGTTCCATTTGCATCAGGAATACTGCTGTCGTTCACAAAATTATGACTAATAATTGCACCCATTCCTAATATATCACTACCAAAAACTACATAATTAGTATCTTGAGTGCTACATTTATATGCAATATTAACTATTATGTTGGTGTTTTTTCTAACTATTGAATACCTTACTTTATTATTTAAAGAAGAATCTTTAATAGCTTGTACAACAAATTCTCTTTTAGTGTCTATATTATCCACATCTTCCAATAAATATACCAATATTTTTTCCGCCACAACGTCTCCAATTAAAGTATCAGCAGATTCCCAAGAGTCAAATTTTGGCAGTTTTAAAGAAATATTAAATTTTTTGTTGCCTCCATAGATAATTTTAAAATCAGTTTTTTCATTTTTTTTATTTGCTCCACCCACAAAATCTATCTTTGTTACGTTATCTAATACAATTTGTTTTGTTCCAGATTTAAATATAATTCTATTAATTCCATGTTTATAAAATTTAAATTTATTATATGCAGCCTGCTCATTTCCACTGGGATCTTTAATAGAAAAAGATTGTATTACTTGCATTTATCACAACTACTATCTTATATTAGATATTTAGTTTTCAAATGGAGAATAGGGGACTCGAACCCCTCACCCCTGCCGTGCAAAGGCAGTGCTCTACCAAATGAGCTAATTCCCCAAGAACCCCGAAGGGTTGTTTATTTATTCTACTGCTGCACCAATCTTCTCATCAAGATCAGTAATTACAGTACGAATATCAGTAATACGAGGAGGGACAGAACCCTCATCATAGGTGTATCCTTTTTGTGCATCAAACAGAATTTGACGAATTGCTGCTGCGGCACGAACATCAATTTTTATAGTTACATTTTTGCTCACAGATCTCCCTCCACACGATTTTCAGAACGATAAACATCAAAAGCACCTTCTGGATAACGAGCACTCAGTTTTTCATAGTTCATTTCAAGAACTTGCTCAAAACTAATATCCAGAGCCATACATGCTTGTGCAAGATACCAGCACAGATCTCCAAGTTCACGCTTCATATGAAAGATATTCTCTTCAGTATAAGGTTTGCCTTGAAGAAAAATCTTTTTGACTACTTCGGTAAATTCACCTGCTTCGGCACTCATACCAAATGCAGCAGTCATCAGGCGAGAAACATCTGCACCTTGTCCTTCCAGTTCATTCAAACGTTCGACCAGTTTCGGATATTCGCTACTTGCTGGACTAGTGGTTTGACGAACAAATTCAATATACTTATTAGGTTCAATAGTTGCCATATTTAAAACTTAAATCCCTCAAATTTTTTAGTAAGTGGTTTATCTTCTTCATAATTATACTCCTCTTCTTTTCCTTTGTCAAGAATATCTTCTTGAGCTTTTTGTTCACAATCATAAAGCCTCATCTTGGCACGATCAATACCAATAATAAAACGCTTGTGTATTGTTGGATCATTATAACGATTTTTAAGTTGCTTCACCATAAGTTGTCCCAAACCTTCCAGTTCTTCCGTGCTAATCAAAGCAAACATAAGATCTGCTGTAGCAGGCAAACCAAAAGATTCTGAAGTATCAGTCAGTTCTACATCCGAGTTACCATAACCACTACGAGTAGTTTGAGTAGCACTTACAATTGGAACATTAAATTCTACTGCCAATCCCCTAAGTTCTTCTGCAATTGATTTGATATATGAATAAGAATTTGCAGAACCATTTGCTTTATGCCTAGAGGAAGCACAGATATTGAGATAATCAATAAAGATAATATCTGGACGAAATGACTTCTTCAAAGCAAGCTCAGTTAGAAGTGCTTTGAAGTGTCCGGAATGTGCAGAAGCAGTAGGGTACTCTTTAATAATCAGAGTTCCCTGTGTCTTTTTGGCGATGCTCGTTACCTTATTTTCAAACATTGCACGAGGAAGATCAGTCAATTGCTGAATTGGAACATTCAATAAGTTTGCATCAATTCGCTCAGCAATTTTTTCTTCTGCCATTTCAAGCGTAATGTACAATACGTTCCGTCCTTGGAGCAACACGGAGCTAGCTTGGTGGCACATGAATAGAGATTTCCCGACACCTGTACCAGCAAGTGCGATGTTGAGAGTCTTAGGAGGTAAACCACCTTTGGTAATCTTGTTAAAATATTCAAGATCAAACTCGATTTTTTCTTCCTTTTTGTGATAATACTCATAACGTTCAGAATAATTTGCTAGGTAGTCGTGTCCAATATTATTATCAAACGATACTGCAAGAGCATCAGAAAGAATACTTGGAATTGCATCACGATTCTTTTTCTCATCTTTGCCATCGGCAATATGAATTGATTCCATGAGTGCTAAGTAAATAGCACGATCACGGCACCATTTTTCAGTAACATCCAGTAGCCAAGTTTTGTCTACTACAGTATCAGATAATGAATCATAAAGAGTCCTTAAGTCTTTAATTTCAGTTTCACTAAGATCTTTACGATCATCAATTTCAATTGAAAGAGCTTCTAGTGTAATTGATGATCCATACTTAACAATGAATTTTGCAGTTTCTTCAAAAACTACCTTTTCTGCTCTTTCTTGAAAGTATTCTGGTTGTATAAATGGAATGACTTTTCTTGAATAGTCTTCATTATGAATTAAGTTTTTTAAAATTGTGACTTCAAGTCTTTCCATTACTTATAGTGTAAATAGGTGCTAATAATATACTTTGGTCCACTAATTACTGGTTCACCTTTATGAGGAAACATCCATAATGGTGGAAAAACAAGTAGTGTTCCATGTTTTGGTTCTATAGACATATCAGAAAATCTGGTATGTCCACCAACCTCAACATCATTCAGGTACCAAAAAAATGATAAGAATCTTCTTGCTGTTGCATGATCAATTACATCTACATGAGTATCAAATTGATCAGTTCCTCCCGGATTATACTTCTTAATTCTAAATTGTTCAAATGCATGATCTTTTGGGAATACTCTAGAATCAATAAATTCATAATACTTATCCTTATATTCAAGTGTTTTTTTAATAAGATGATTATGAACTCGTTCTATTTCTGGAGTAAGATTGCAATTTTCAGTCAAATTAAATTGAGTAAAATTTGGTTTTCCGTCATTATCATATCTTTCATGTTTATCGGGAACCTGTTCAAATAAATTAATTAAAAATTCGCAAATATTTGGTTCTAATGCATCATTATAAACCTGAACTAATTCATTAAGATTTACCATAAGAAAATTCTCTTCGTGCAATCTCATCAAGTGCTTGCATCACTTCGGGGGTAAAATATTTTTCTGGATTTTTTAAAATCTCTTTTGCATAGATTTTCTTACCATCCATTTCATACCTACCAGCAACATTTTTCCAAAGTTCTCCAATCTCACCAAGTTCTAATAATCCATAATACCTATCCAAGCCACGTTCATCATAGAAAAGGCGAACTTCTACATCTTTATTTTCCTTACTTAAACGTGACTTAGCAGTCTTTGCCTTGATAATATTTCCAATGACTTCCGTTCCATCCTTCTCCTTCTTCTTTCCAAGATGAATAATAGTAGAGGCGGCATACTTAAGCCCACTACCACCTCCCATCTCTTTAGTAGGAACATAAGCACCGATAACATCATAGGTATGATTTGTAACGATCATTGGAATATTTGCTTGACCAAGTTTTAAAGTAAGCATACGGAATGCACCTTTAATCAGTTGGGATTTAGTCATATCCCTAACTTCCTTATCATTTAGGGCATCATTAATCTCTTTACTTGTAGAAAGCATTCCTAAAGAATCCAGAACAAACATGCAAGGGCTACGTTCTCCTTCTGGTTTTTTCAAGTAAAGATCAACTGCCTTCAGTGCCTTACCACGAAATTCTTCAACTGTAACCACATTAACCACCACGACTCTAGTTGTGTCGATGCCTCTGCTCTCCAGTAAGGATCGTGTGATTGCAGCTTCAGTATCAAAATACAAACAATATCCAGTAGGATTATTATCAAGAAAATTCTTAACCACAGCCAAACTAAAGAAAGTTTTTCCTGTAGAACTTTCACCTGCGATT